TTATTATACTCACCGTATAACTTAGTATAACTGCCGTCATGCCCCTTAAGGAAGTATGTAGGTATTGTATATGTATCATCCAAAATTACTTCAGGAACAAACAATGGGTAGAATCCTACTTTAGTAGGAGTGTTAGGTATATAACTTCCATAAGTTTGATCATATTCTTTTATAATGATTACATCATTATTCTGCAATGTTAATAAAATTTCTACATAAAGTTGACCATCAGGCACAACATAATCAATATCTTTATAAAGTTGAATTGTTTGAGTGGGTAAACCAGCAACATTACGCACTACATAAATCAATAAACCATTGTAGTTTGCATTCTTAAAGTCATGTAATATATTTGTCGGGAATACTGAATTTGCTATACCAACTTTGAATTGATAGTTATTAACATATTTTGGAGTTTTGCTAGGTAGCATATCACTCCAATAGAACGCATTATCACTTGACTTAACACTGGTAATGATGTCCAATGCACTATCTAGCATGCTGTCAGGTGTATCATAGGGAGTAAAATTCTGAGTGTTAACTGTGTTTGCCAACAATGCTTTAAACTTCACATATTCTGTAGAATTATATATAATACTGTTAAAGAAGTTTGTACTTTGTTTTCTAAGGAATGCGGCGGCTGATGCTATACTAGAACTATTTTGAATAATCTTAGTACCATATGGGATTACGATGCCCATATCTCTATAATTGTTTGCGCCAAATGCAGAGCCAGACAATGCTATATTATTACAGATACTTTTGTAATGACCACGTATATCACCTAAATTTAAATTAGTGATAGGTGTGTTAAAGGGATTGTGGTCTAGATTACTAGGTACTTGAAAATATCCCATTTCTGAAATTTGATCACTATAAATCATTACATCAACATGTGTATCTTCCGCTATGCTATTGAGTAATATTATGGTTGTTGTGGTTGCACCAATAGAAACAGTATAAGATGAAGTGTCAACTCTTGTATTATCTACATATACAACTATGGTAGGCCAAATAGTAGATGTGCTACTTTTCGCAGCTATGTCTGTTATAAATATAGGACCCGCGGGCATAACATTACTATTGTATACATAATTAAACACTTGATATTGGAAACTTTTCTCTGCAGCAGTTACCCAACCAATTTTTCTAATTGTATTACCATTATTGTCCAATGAGTATACATATCCTGTGTTTACTGACTGAGGAGTTGAGACATTGTTAATAACATAATTAAATATTTGATTATTGAGTGTTATTTCAAATGTAATGTCACTAAGATTTCCTACATTACCATATGCTATAGGAAAATTTAAAATCGTATCTACTGGGCCTGTACCAATCGCATATTGAAACAATGTGCATCCAATAAAGTCTGAGCCAGCATAATATGATGTGTCACTAAAGCTAATGCCATTACTATCAAATATGTCAAATAAAGGAGCCTGATTGACCGTTGTTTTTTGTTGTGCCTGAATCCAAAATGCACCATCAAAATAATAACTAGTACCTTTGTATTTTTCTCCGCGTGTTACAAACACTTGATCAAGATATTTGATATTACCATCGCTAGCTACACTTAGTGTTATAGTTTCAACACCGTTGATTTTAGAAATATTTGCTACAAATATTTTGTTTCTTACTTCTACATTGTTATCATTGGCAAAAACAATTCTTGCACCATTGAACAATTGGCTTGTAACACCGTCTGGATAATATGCAGTGGCACCAGAAACAATTGACATTGCATTGTTTGTGGATAAATCAACATAATCGATTGCAGTTCTACCTTTAACTCCTGAATTGATTAACTTTAGGTTAGGATAAAATTCAATAATTGGTCGTTTTGCTCTAGCATTGTTAGATGCTAGTGCCGCACTTGCAATAGGACTAATTGTATTATTTTCAATTGTTATTTTTAGTACATCAACGTGGAACCAAGCATTACTGCGTGTCCATGCATTTCTATCTAAGCTAGCACGATTGATTGTAATGTAGTCAGCAGTATGAGATAGTTGCAATGAACTCTCATATGTATCCATATCATAATATGTTTCATCAAATGCTTCACTTATTGTATCACCAAAAGGTTCAGGAACAATCTGTTGGCTGACTGGTATCAATATGATTCCGGTACCAACACCCTCAACATAATATGTGTCATTTAAAAATTCAACAGGAAATATACTACCGGTGAATTGAACTTTTAATCCATTGGTAAATGTAATTCCATTAGGACTAGTATATGATGTTTGTCCCAATACGTCATCGTTGACATTGATGGTACTACTTAGTGGATTGTCGATTAATTTTATTTTACCAAATTTTGAAGGATTTACTCCGTCTTGATAATATAAAGTATCTAATGTACTAGTTATTTGTGGGATTAGCTGTATATTCCCATAACTATCTTTAATGAATACACGTGAGATATAATCAACACCACTTTGAATAGTAATTTGAGTATTATCACTAAGTATTTCATATGGATCTAATTCTATCAATGGATTGGAAGAATTACCAAGATAACGTATCTTATACAAATATTTGTTAACATTCGTATTTGTAAAATTTGAAACTTCAGCCGCATCAGTACCGTAAAATAGTAATGTTTTACCTTCAAGTTGATTGACACCGTCAATTGAAACAATCTCATTCAAATAATGATGATGAATATCATTGAAGGATTTGGTTGTTAGTAAATCTGCAAAAATGTCACCTGGCGAAAATATATACTGTTGATCTGAGGTTAACGGTACATTGAAAATTACACTTTGTGTTTGACTACCGTTATTTTCTACACCGTAAATTTCACGTGTACTTACATTTGTTTTCGTTGCATCAACACCGGACAGTCCTGGTTGAGTTTGAATATAAAAAGGTGTTGTTTGATTTAAATTAAATCTATATGTTCCACCTCTAACCAATTCAATTGTAGGATTACCCTGAGTAGTAGAGGCATCATTAATAACAAAAGTATATTCATTTGCTAAACTATTGACTGCAAAGGTAGCTTCAGTTAATGCTTGTACATTAGAAATTGTAACTGGTTCAGGGCCTTGCGGTACCCAATAGTATTGACCAAAGTTAATAAGTTTATCTAAATCTGCAAAACTATCCCATGCATAGAATTCATTACTAAACAAATTGTTATGATTTGTTTTAATACCGCTTTCTAATTCAATTGCACTAACCAAACCCGGATAGGTTATCATGTCAACTGCAATACTAGTATCTTTTTTCTTAAAAACAACTGCTGGTTCTAATTGGTAGTTTGTTCGTGTAACGGTTGGTTCTGTCAAATATTTGTCAGTACTTGAAATGCCATATCCAAATTTGCTACCAATGAAGCCTTGAACCTTTTTAAAATCTGGTTGTTGAACCAATTGGTCTAACGTAGCATTTAAAAATAACTCGTTTGTGGTTGTTTGAAAAATCTCTGGTAAAAAATCAATTGTTCTAATTTTTGTTGCCATTATCTATGCCTATTTTAATTCTGTAACTCAGCAGGAGTTAGTGCTGTTATAACTGTGATATCTGTTGCTTGTGCACAACTTACAAATATTTCATACGGTGCGCTACCGATCTGGTATAAATCACCAAATACTAAGTTAGGATCATTTGGTACCAATACTACAGAATTAATGTAATCTCCTAACACACTATGTAAGTATGCACTCAATTCACTAAAATAAAAAGTATCACCAAATCCCCAATTATCAATGCTAAAATACCTATTGATTTCTGTTAGAACCAATGTACGTATTTCACTATCACTTGCAGTTGTTCCGACATTCTTAATTACTTTAATAGTTGCTTGTAGGCTCGGGTCTGCTTTTACACCAAACAATGGTTTAAACTTTACGCTATTCATAATCAAACTATCACTTAGCATTTTAAAATTTTCTAAATTGGAATATGACTGCATTAGTTCGTTAATACTAGGCGCAGAGGGTTCTGCTATAGTACCTGTTGTATCTGTTATCCAATTTTGATATTGCGTATAATAACTCTGTGTAACCAAATATAAATCAATAATATTGGTTGTAGCTGGGTTAATGCGTGTTGTTTCGTTTGAGATGTGACGATACTGGAAATATAAACCCTGTCTACCAGTTTTAACCGTGTAATTGTTTAATGAACTTACTGTCAATACATTAGCATTTGTTGGGTCTTGTACTGTGACATAGAATGCATTTTCAAAAGCTGCAAAAAATACAGTATTTGCTGGATACTCATAACGAACTGTGGTAATATCTGCCAATGAACCATATTGATATACGATTTCACTGGTAGGTATCATAACATATCTAGACAACATATTTGCATCAGTCAATTGTTGAAAGAATGTAAAGTATTGATAATTTGAGAATCCAGTAACATAGCCGGTTACTGCAGCAAAAAAGTCTGGGTCACGAATAAAATTAGTAGTAGCATCTATGGTTGAGACTTCAACACTATAATCATCTACATAACCATCTGTTTCGGTTGGCTGCCCAACAACATATAATTTTATATCTTTAGCCAAAGCGTTATTACTGATTGGTTGACTATTTGATTTTAAAATTGTTATATAATCTTGCATCAGTTTTCCCGTTAGAGGATCATATATAACTTTATCTCTATCAAAACTAAATCTTATTTCATTAGCACTTGCAAAGAAATATGCAAGACTACGGTATGTTACTAAGTAGCTTCCTGAACTTTGGCTCTTAAAGGTAACAAAAGCATTTGCATCTGTAACTGTACTACGGCTCCAACGGGCTTGATTAGCTAACATAGTATTGTCAAATACTAACGAGAAATCATTTTTAAGATTGATTTGTGTGATGCAATCTTGTATCAATGTTGTTCCCAAGTTATTTGTAAATGAAGGAATAATGGTAGTCAATCTGCATTTGTCTGGTACTAACACACTCAATACAACAGGACCTACTCCACTACTTAAATTACCAATACCACTATTAGAACCATCCCCAGTGACACTAGTTACACTAGCCCAAATATAAGTAATGTCACTTGGACCTGCCAAACCCCCAACCAATTGATTACTTTGATCAAAGTAATAACCAGGCGGTGCAACGAATCGTAACAATGCACCTTCAGTTATATACGCTACATTACCTGTAGCATAAACACCAATTCCGGCTGGACCGTTGCTATTGTAAAAGTATCCAGTTGTTTCATTGTCAACTCTACTGGTTTGTCCCCAATAATAAATGCTACTTAGTGTAGTATATGTCATTGTAACCCAGGGGAAAGTTTGAACATAAAACTGTTGTGAGCGTGAATTGTTAAGTACGTTAGCTAATGTAGTTGTTAAAAAACTTGCAATACTGCTTGATCCGTTAGGTGTGAATGTGGTAAATCCATCGGATGGATCCATGTACAAACCACCGTCATCAGCAAAATCATTTGTGCTACTGAACTTGGCAGTTGGATCGAGTAGGTCATAATTTCTACTTACACCGACGCTACTGCGATTGATTGCTTTGCTTTTAATAATTGAACTGTATAATGTATACGGGAAGTTATTATAGTCTTCTCCGTTAACCATACGATTTTGTGTATAGTATTGCTGTGGTGCACGACTCTTAATATCAGTCAATGTTTCACGTGCTTGTGCCGTTGTTACAGGAAGAGTTAGTTCCATAACCAATGACAATGTTTCTATGCGATTATTTTTACTTAGATAATTGAGATTAATTGATATACCATTAAGCTCAGTTGGATTGATTGTGTATGTCAATGCATTTCCTGAGCGAACAAATGCAACAAAAGTGCCAACTGGTATTTCACTAAACACGCCGTCACCAAATTGATAGCTAACTTGATCATTGAATCTACTGATTACGCTAAAAACTTTTCTTTGATTGCCTGCCAACTGAGTATTTTGATTTGCATAGATGTTGTCAACCTGAGTCCATTGAGTCAATGCACCTGTTGTTGTATTAACTTCAAATAACCACGTATCCGTATTGTTTATACCTTCGATATTGATATCTACCACTTGATTGGTTGTTTGTTCTGCAATATTAAAAGTGTATTGTTGTAAGACTCCTTGTTTAAAATAAACAAAAAATCCTGTATTTGGGCTACTATAGCCCAATTTATCATTGCGATATAAAATATTAAATGGTGAACCTGGTACAGGGCTCTTTTCGTATAAAGAATTTGAATTAACGCTTGAAACACTAACACACTCAAAATTCATTGAGTTACTATCTACTGTTCCAGTAAATGAACTTGTTGGTATATAAGTTGGAGGAATGTTTACTCCATATTCATCAGTTTGAACATCTAAAATAGTTTGAGTATTACCCGGACGTCCTACACGTTGACTAGTAACTAATGATGCATTGATGATTGCGTTAAACTGTTGTTGCCAATTTGGATTAGCAGGATCGTTCCATAAAACATTAATATTACCCAAGTTTAAACCATTAATGTCGCTAACTGGTTCAGATGTCTGAATACTAACTAACTTTAAAAAACCTTGACCGGTGATATTTCTTTTAGGTGTATAGCCAATTAAGTTTGCAAGTTTGATAACACTATCTCTACGTTCAGCAGTATCGATAAAATTTTCACGTGAATTTAAATCATCACGAAACGCTAGACCCTGACCCATAAAGGCAATAACATCTAGTAAAGCAATGTATTCACTACTTTCTACATAGTCATTAAATGTTTCAGGGTAGTATGCACGTAGATAATCTACAAAATTCTTACGCAATGATTCATAATCATAGCTTTGAAAATCTGCACTGTTGTAGGTTTTGTAGATTGACTTCCAATCATTTACCCCAAAAATATTTGATTGTCTTGAACTTGTGGCCATATGTATTCTCTTTTATATATTTATCGTACAAAAAACCAACGATTTATACCGCTGATGCAGTTCCTGATCCTTGATCAAAGAACAATGCTAATGTTGTAGGATTATTAAATGGGCTAACTGCTAATTCTATCGTTACCATAACACCTGAATCTTTTGAATTTACTGTTATAGAGTTTAGTATTAATCTAGGATCTAAGCTAGCAATTCTTTGAATTTCTGTTTCAATTTCATAGGTTGTATCTACTGTATTTGGCTCAAATATAAAAGTCCATAATGTTGTACCGTAACCGGGTTTGCCTGGTTTAGTACCTTGTTGAATATTCATTGCATTGATAAAATCTTGTATTACCAATGCTTCATCAGTCGTTTTAAATTTAACACCATTTGTAGATGGTGTCTTGTTAATACCTATTGTATTGGTATAACCAGGAGTATATCCATTGGTCATGACATTGTTTACATTTTGTGTGCTAAATCCAATATATGTTGACATGTGTTTTCCTATTAAACAGTAATGTTGTTAAGTTGACTATTTAAGTCATCTAGTTTTTTAGCTGATGCAGTAAATGCCGCATCAGCAGCAGTTGCTTGTGCACTATCAAGACCATAATTATCTTGTGCAGTTAGTAATGCGTCTTTTAATTTTTGATAGTTTGCTTCTTCTGTCGCTATTTGTGTTGCTATATCATTTACGCTAGCAATCGCGGTACTAGTAGCAACAGGGGCGCTAGGACCTTCTGCAATAGGTGGAATTCTATCATCACCAAGTACTGCGGATAACTGTTTGGTAACACCAGTTGATGCAGGGCTTGTATCAGTTGCTACTGTAGCTATTGCCACAGATACTGATCCGCCACCTAACGATGACACACTTGATTCTAGTTCTTGTGCCGCAGAAGAACTAATACCTGATTTAGCAAATGCCTCTAATCCGGTAGTACTTATTTTTGATTTTAATGCATCTACTTGATTTGATATTCCTGACAATCCTGAGCTTGCAGCGCCTTTAATTTTATCAGCAACATTGGCTATATCACCCACGCCCGGTATAGAAGATGGGCTAAGAGATGAAACTTTCGATACAATATTTGTTACTGATGCAACACCTGCACCCAGCGCATTGAGTCCCGGTATACTGGGTATTGCAGACCCTAATGAACCTGTAAGATTAGATAAAGTGCTTGCACTACCTGTTGATCCTGCTACACTATCAAGTGCTGATTTAGCCGCATCTTTTGCTTCTTTCAATTTTGTCAAATTAAGAGGTGATCCTGATGTCAAGTCTTCAAAATCTTTTAACACATTTGAGAACATACCAGAAGTAAATCCTTTAAGTGCGGCAGTTGGGTCAAATGATCCAAGTGTTACTCCACTAAATGCACTCATCGCTTTATCGGCAAGACCGCTGGCAAATCCTGCACCAGACACTAGACCTTTAATATCACTGGGCAATGCACCGGTTACCGATGCAGAAATATCTGAAACAGATGGAATTCCGGGAATAGATAACCCAGCACCGCTAGCTATTGTAGATGTTAAATTTTTAACTGCGCTTATTCCTGCGATTGCACCACCTGTTACTAAACCTGCAATTTGTGTACCGCTTTCATTCCCAGAAATAGTTCCATCTGCCGTTAATGCACTTTGTGTTTTTGCCATTAATGACGTCATTACATTTGCTTGAGCGGCGGGGCTTGTAACAAAATCTTGTGCAGATTTGATACCATCTTTACCTGTGAATAAATTTGTAGGTATTGCGCTGGCAATATCCATACCTGATTGTATATTTTTATTTGCTATGATAGATGCACCTGCCTTAAGGAATCCTGCATCCTCTAAATGGCCAGGTTGACTACCATATGCACCCAATACTGCACATGACACCCCGTTATCTGTAACTACACCTGCACCAGCAGTAACTGCATCTTTTAATGGCCCTGTTGCAGCGCTAACTGCGACTTGTGACAATACCGCTTTAGTTGTTGCATTATCAATTGCTTTACTAACCGGTGCTACAGTAGTGTTGTTGCCGCAATTGCAGGGCTAGTAA